CCAACGGGAACTTTCTCTTTAATTTCAGCAGCAGCAGCAGCAGCGACAGGTATAGCAGCAGTCAAAAACATTCTATCGGTTCAAGTTCCAAACGGAGGTGGCGGAGGTGGTAGTGTTCCATCAATGAACCTACCTACTACTAGACCTTCAAGTGGATTCACAATGTTAGGAAACGAAGACCCATTAAGAACCACAAACGAGGGAGGCATGGTTCGAGTATTCGTTACTGAATCCGATATTACTACTTCACAAAATAGAGTAAGCAGCATCCAAGCAAAGGCGACAATAGGTTAAAATAAACAATCAAAATAATATTTAAAAACATGGAGTTACCATTATACGAACTATTTATTGACCTAGAGGATGAATCAGGCGTGGACTTTATTGCGCTAGTTGATGACCCTGCGATTAAAAAGAATTGGCAAGCGTTCCAAAACTTTCAAGATAGTTACTCAGACTATCCAGAGGCAGCCAAAGAAAACGCTAAAATAGCTTTGAGATATGCAGAGGAAAACGGATGGGGCGATTGTGGAACGGCAGTAGGTAAGGCGAGAGCCAATCAATTAGCTAATGGCGAACCAATAACTAGAGAAACCATTGCACGAATGGCAGCCTTTGAACGCCACAGACAAAACTCTCAAAAAGAATTAGGCGATGGTTGCGGTAGATTGATGTGGTTAGCTTGGGGAGGTGATGAGGGAGTAGAGTGGGCACAAAGAAAACTTGCACAAATAGATAAAAAGACCGAGTTTAAATTTACGGCAGACAAAGAAAAGAGAATCATAAGCGGACCAGCAATGGTTGCTAACTTACCGATTTATAGAAGGCGCAAAGATGGCTCAGAATATTATGTAATGTTTAAAGCCGAAACCATTAAGAGCGTGGTAGAGAAGTTTTTTAGAAATCAGTATTCTAACAACTTCAACATCATGCACCGCAAAAACCTCTTAGCGGATGGTGTTTACTTAATCGAATCCATGATTATAGATTCTGAGCGTGGAATTAAAACACCAATGGGATTTGAGGAGTTAAGTGAAGGCAGTTGGTTTATATCCTGCAAAGTAGACAATGACAAAGTATGGGATGACTACATTAAAACAGGTGTGTTCAACGGATTTTCAGTTGAGGGTGAGTTTATTGAAAAGAAGATTAGTCACGCAAATAAGCAGCTAGATGAGATACTAGCAATACTCGAAAAAGTAAGATAAATTAAAACAATAAAAAAAACAAATATTTACATTTATGGAAGCACAAGAAGCTATTAAAAGAATCAAGATTGCATTAGGTATGGAAAAGCCTGAGCAAGAATTCAAAGAGGCTAAGTTAGCCGATGGAGTAACTATCGTAACTTGGGATGGTGAATTACTAGGAGCAGACTTAATGGTGATTAGCGAAGAAGGTAAGATTCCTGCACCAGATGGAGACCACACTTTAGAAAGTGGCGAGATTGTAACTGTTGCCGATGGTAAAGTTATTAACATCGAACCTGCTAAAGAAGAAGAAGAAGAAATTGAAATTGAGTTGGCAGCAGAAGACGCAGAGGTTGAAGCCGAAGTAGAATCTGAAGACTATGACATGAAGTCGGTTGTTAGTATGCTTAAAGAGTGTATGACTAAGATTGAAATGTTAGAGAAGAAGATGGGCGAAACTAAAATGGAAGAAAAGGTTGAAGAAGCTATGAGCGCAATCAACAACCACAAAGAAGCTTTCGTTCAGTTAGTTGATTTAGTAGACAAAATAGCTAAGTCACCAAGCGAAGAACCAGCCGAGAAAAGCGGGCTATTCAGTTCTATGAAAGTTTCAAAAGAACAACAAGACGAGAAATTAAACGATTTTGCACACGCACTAAAAACTTTAAAAAACAAATAAAAAATTATGGCATTTAATGTAACCGCTTTAGCAGCATATACTAAAGCAAACGAAACCCAGCTATTAACTAAAGCCCTTTTTGGTGCTAAGTCAATCAGCTTATTTACTCCACAAATTGGAGTTAAATCTACTCAGCAAGTAAACACTATGGATACTGATGCAGTATTCCAAGCTGATTCTTGCGGATGGTCAGCTAGTGGAACTACTACCTTCTCAGGTCGTACTTTAACAGTTGCTGCAATCAAAGTTCAAGAGGCATTATGCCCTAAAGACTTAAACACAAAGTATCTTCAGTTAACTTTGCCTAGAGGTTCAAAGGATGATTCTATTCCTTTCGAGCAAAAATATGGTGAGTACAAAACAGGCTTAATCGCTGAACAATTAGAAACAGGCGTATGGCAAGGTAACACATCAAGCACTAACCAAGCATTAGCTCGTTTTGATGGTTTAATCAAGATTATTGATGCAGCATCTGGTGTAATCGAAGCAAACGTAAGTGGATTTATGACAGGCGCACCTTACAGCGTTTCAGGTGGTATCACAGTAAACAACGTAATTGCAATTATGCAAGGTGTTTACAGAGCATTACCTGTTGAATTGTTAGGCAAAGCAGACGTTAAAATCATGGTAGGAATGAACACATTCAGAACTTACCAAATGGCTTTAACTAATGCGAATTTATTCCATTACAATACCGATTCTAGTTCAAGTAATTTTGAAATCGTTATTCCTGGCACTAACTTGACAGTTGTAGCATTAAATGGTTTGAATAACACAAACAGAATCTACGCTGCTCAGTTGTCAAATATTTTCTTCGGAACTGACTTGTTAGGAGAAGAAGATAACTTTGAAATCTTCTATGCTAAAGAAGCAATGGAGGTTCGTTACAACGTAGCGTTCAAAGCAGGTGTGCAGATTGCATTCCCTGAAGAAATCGTTAAGTTCACATTGGCTTAGTTCATAGGGGGTGTAATAGCCCCCTTATATTTTTTAACAAAAAGGAGATAAAAAATGAGTTGTGCAATCACATCAGGATATACATTAGATTGTAAAGATGCAATCGGTGGTATAAAGAAAGTATACTTTGGAAACGCTGAACCTAGTGCTATGACATTAGGAACAAACGCTTCAGGAGTTATTACAAGTGTAAGCGGTATCTCTTTCTACGCATACGAATTATTACCACAAGGTAAAAATAACTTTACCGAGACAATTAATTCAAATGCAGAGGTAGGTACTTTATTCTACACCCAATTATTGAGTTTAGAATTTACTAAATTAACCCAAGCAACCCGAAACAAATTAGCTACAATAGCTAAAAGAAGAAACGTAGTAATCGTGGAAACACACGATGGCACTTTCTTTATGTTGGGCGAAACTTATGGGTTAGAATGTTCAGGCGGTACTGCGATGAGTGGTGCAGCTATGGGCGAGTTTCAAGGTTATCAATTAGCTTTAACAGGTATGGAAAAGAATCCAATGGACCAAGTTTCAGCTATCACTTCATTTACGATAGTTAGTTAGTTTTCGATGTTAGTTGTATAAGAGAGGCTGCCTATATGGTAGCCTTTTTTATTATATTTAGGCTAAAGTATATTTAAAAGTATGGTGATACTAAATCAAGGGGCAAACAACGTAATCTTAACACTTACAGAAAAGGTGACAATAAGTAACCCTATCTTTTTATTTGCCCTTAGTTCTATTCAGACAAATGCAACAGTTTATTTTATCGCTACTGATACCTCACAATACAAAGAGCGTTACAATAAATTCACTTGGACTATTAAGACCAACCCAAACTATAACGCAGGCGAGTTTAACCTACCTATTGAGGGCTTATATTCTTACCAAGTATATCAACTATCAACACCAAGTTTAACACCGCCTGAGGGTGCTATAATATTAGAAGTCGGGAATGTTCAGTATGGTTATTCTGAGCAAGATTTAACTATTTACGAATTACCAACAACACAAATCAAGATTTATGAGTAGAGTTCAGTTTGCAGGCGAAGATATTGACAAATACAAAACGCCAGAGTTTTATCAGGAGAAGAATAAAAAGTACGTTAACTTCGGTTCGGATAATTTATATCCATTATACCTTGTAGACTTATTCAATAGGTCAGCAAAACATAACGCTATATTAACAGGCAAGCAGACTTACGTTTACGGCTCAGGTTTGAAGATGGAAGGCGTATGGGATTTATTTGCCAACGCAAACAGATTTGATTCTTTAGATGAAATTTTCAATAAGTGCATTTTAGACAAGTTACTTTACGGAGGTTATGCCTTGCAAGTTATTTGGGATAGAGTAGGTGAATCAATAGCCGAGATTTACCACATGGACTTTTCAAAGATTCGTTCAAACGTAGACAACACCGAGTTCTACTTTTCAAATGATTGGGCTGACCCTAAAAGCAAGCAGAAAAGTTACAAAGTATTCAACCCTGAAAAGAAGCAAGGCGCACAAATCTATTATTATAGAGATTACAGACCTGCTACCGCTACTTATCCACTACCTGAATACATCGGTGCGATTCCTTATGTAGAGTGTGACGTAGAAATAGCGAATTACCATAGAAGCAACCTGCACAATGAGTTCTTTTTTGGTGGTATATTGTCTTTCAACAATGGCGAGCCAACGGAAGACGAGAAACAAGACCTAGTGCGTAGGTTAAACAGACGGCACAAAGGCACGGATAACGCAGGCAGGTGGATAATAAACTTTAGTGATAGAGTAGACAACGCTCCAACTGTAATCCCGATTCAGCCTAACGAATTAGACAAGCAGTTTAACCTACTTAATGAGCAAGTTCAGCAAGAAATATTTGTAGCACATAAGATAACTTCACCAATGTTCTTCGGGATAAGGGTTGAAGGTCAACTTGGTGGCAGAGCGGAGATGATAGATTCATTTAAACTATTTGAACAGAATTACATTAGACCAATTCAGCAGCATTTCGAGCAGTTGTTTAACTACCTAGCTAATAAGTCAGGCAGCACGGCAACAATCGAAGTACAACCTTTAGAAATGTTCAAGCCTGCGTTTACTGAACAGACCTTAATTCAGATAGCTACTAGACCAGAGATGCGTGAAATGGCAGGTTTACCACCTGAACCTGAAGTAGTAGAAACCGAGCCAATGCAAATGAGCAGCCAAGATTGGGAACGTGAAATAAGAGTATTTGCAGAGTTTGGCGAAAGTGCAGAGTTATACGATGAGATAGAATCTAGAAAGATAACTTTTAGCGATGACCATTACGAGTTTGAAAGCCATTTAGAGTTCAACGAAAAGGAATTATTCGCTACTATTTACGAGCCAACCACAGCCGAAAAAAAGTTGTTAGATATTGTTAAAAAGAATCCGCTAATTTCTCAAACTGACATAGCCAAAATAATGGATATGACTAGGGGCGCAGTTGGCAATATGTTAGACAAACTAAAGCGTGAGAAATTACTAGGCATTACTGAGGGTGCTTGGAACATATTGACAGTTCCACCTAGAAGCAGCGTTTTAGATAGGGTGACAGATGAGTTATCAAAGTTCAATGTGAAGTATAAATACACTGGTCCGAGAGATAACAAAAACAGAGATTTTTGCAGAGCATTACTAAACTTAAACAAAGTTTATACACGTGCAGAAATTGACAAGATAAGCGGCATAGTTGACAGAAATGTTTGGACAAAAAGAGGCGGTTGGCAGACAGTTAAAGGCACAGATATTCATTTACCATTTTGCCGCCATCAGTGGAGTTCAGTATTAGTTAAAAAGAAATAAGATGTTAAACACAACAGTACTATTTATAGGAGAGGCGGCACTAAAGCAAGAAAGTGTTATTAGTGAAAACGTAGACCCAAAGTTATTGATTCCTACTATTAAGGAGGTTCAGAATATTTATATCCTGCCATTGCTTGGAACTGCTTTGTATAACGAATTAGTTACCCAAGTGAGTGGCAATAGCGTGAGCGCAGATAACACCATTTTACTTCAGTCGTATGTTCAACCAACTATGATTAAATACTGCGTGTATGAGTCCATGTTAGATTTAAGTTTCAAGTTTCAGAATAAGAACGTGGCTACTAAATCCTCAGAGTTCAGTCAGCAAGCAAGTTTAAACGATATTAGATACTTAATGGATAAGGCAATCAATCGGGCGCAATATTATGCCGAGCGAGTAACCTTGTTTTTGATGGCAAACAACATGAAATATCCTGCTTACTTAAATCAAGGTAACGCAGACATTTCAACTATTTATCCAACTGCTAAGAACTACTCTAATGGTATGTATTTGGGTGGAGATATTGATTGTGATGATATACCTGCAAGAATAAAGTATCAAGGCAATAACCCAAGAAGGTGGATGTTATGAGAAAAGAAGGCAGCAAGAACAAAGCAAACGTAGAGAAATTAAAACAATTTGTAAAGAAATATGAAGGTCACTTTAAATCAGTTGATTGCCGAGTTGCAAACAATAGCAACAAACCACGAGCAAATAAATAGCTTTTTCTTTGGTGACATTGCGGACTTAGGAACGGAAAGCCCTATGCAGTATCCTGTATTTTATGCAGACGTAACGCCTTCAAATTTTACTTACAAAGTTATTGCAGTTAACTTGCAAATAATGGTAATGGATATTGTTAAAAAAGACCTATCTAATGAGAACGATGTATTGAGCGATTGCCTGCAAATAATGGAAGATATAATTATCAAACTTCGTGACCCAAGTAAGGTGTATTTAATACAAGATTCAATCAGTCTAAACCCATTTAGCGATTCACAAGGCGATGAGGTAAGCGGATGGACTGCTAATGTTACCATAAATATTCCAAGCACTTACAACGAATGTGCAGTTCCTTCAAATTAGTATAAAATAAAAAAATAATATTTAACAATATGACAGATTCAAACAAGATTTTAGGCGGCAATGGCATTAAGTTCATTGATTCTGCAAGTACAGGAAATAGATTCTACTGCTTAGTGGTAAATGCAAGTTGCGTTTTAAGCACTTTAACAACTGCAGGAGGTCAAAACTTAATTACCGAGTATGGTTTATCAGGTAAGACTTTAAGCGCAGGAATAGTGATTCCAATGTTTAATGGTGACCCGATAGCAAATGTAACTCCTGCAAGTGGTTCAGTTATTGGTTACGGATATAGGGAGGTATAATTATGCTAGGCTTTGGAATCGGCATACCTTTTTTAAGGGTTACAGAAAGCGGAATAGTTGTTTCATTTAATTGGGGAACAGCAACGGCACAAAATTGGGGAACATCCACAACTGAAACTTGGGGATAATTAATAAAATAAAAAAATGGCAAATTTATTAAATCAAAACATAGGAACAAATTATAAAGGTATTCTGAATTTAAATACCTTAAACGGCAATTTAACAAGCACTTTGCAAGCGGTTACGGATGGTGACGGGAACGCAAGTCCGTTGCAGTTGAGTACTACGGAGGTAGCAATGCTTGCAGCTACTTTTTTCGGAGCAAGTTCTGCAACTACAAATATTTTAACGCTTCAAAGTACAACAAGAAATCAATTAAAAGTAGAATCAGGAAGTACACTTGAATTTTGGAGAAGTGCAGGTGTTGAAAGTGCAAGATTTGATGCTAATGGAAATTTTTTAATTAGCGCAACCTCAGCAAGCGCAAGACTTCAAGTAAGGGGAGACGGGACGAATCCTTATGCAAGGTTTGAAGATAATTCAGGTCAAAATTCTATTGTATTAGGAATGTCTAGTGGAGTTCCAACAATATCATGGGCTGCGGGTTCATATATTCAGACTAACGGGAGTGTAAGTAATATATATATGGCGAGTTCTACTATTTATTACGCTACTTGGAGTAGTGGTGCAGGTTTTTCGTATAATTTAACTCCCGTAAACAGTTTAAATCCTACAAGTGGCAATCATGGTATTTATTCGCAATCAGGAACATTTGCAGCAGGTGCAGGTTCAGCAAACTTTAGACCATTAAACCTTGCCTACACTATTAACAACGCAGGCGCACAAACGGGAACGGCAACGGGTATCTATTTAAATGCTACGGAAACGGCATTGAATGGAATGACGCATAATTTAATGGATTTGCAGGTGGGTGGAGTTAGTAGGTTTAAGGTAGATAATACGGGTTTTTTAACAACTTCAAGTGCAATTATTGTAAATGGCTATATTTCATTGCCCTCAAATGCTTCTATAAGTTTCAGTGGTCAAAGTCAAATATTTAATAGTAGTGACGGAGTTATAAGACTAGCTAACGATGCTGGCACAAGTTTTGGCAGACTTCAATTTGGAGGCACAACAAACGCTTTTCCTGCTATTAAAAGAAATAGTGCGGAATTACAAGTTAGATTAGCCGATGATAGTGATTTTACGGGGGTAAGTGCATCACTATTTACAGCTAATTATGTGGGAAGTAGTGTGGTAATGAACTTATTTGACACAGACAGGCAAATAGGGACAGGCGGGGCAGGTCATATAGGCTTCAAAGCAGGGTCTAGCTTTACTTTTAGCAATATTAATTTAAATGTGGCTACTACCTCTGCAATAGTTGAAATCACAAGCACAACCAAAGGATTCTTACCTCCAAGAATGACTACAACAGAAAAGAATGCAATAGCAACACCTGCAAGCGGTTTAGTTGTATACGATAGCACTTTGAATAAATTAGCAGTTTACACGGGTTCAGCGTGGGAAACAGTAACAAGCATTTAAAAACAATTTAATAAATACAAATATGATACAAGCAAACGGAATCATTCACGATTCAAACGGGGTTACAGAATACGCTAACCCATTAATTAATGTTTACATGAACTCAGGTTCAAAGTTTACACCAACTTTAGGAGTTGCTCAAGTAGGTAAAATTGTAACGCAAGGAGAAACCGAAAGTTTTAACGCTATTGCTTCAATCGGAACTTATCAGTACACTTTAGCCAATCCTTCATTTGAAGAAATTCAAAACGTAGTATTAGCAGGTTTAGAAGCAGACTATCCAGAAGTAACATTTTCAATAATCGAATAAAACAAAACACACATGAAACTAACAATCAACGTAAGCGAGCAAGAAGCACAAATGATTCTATCAGGTTTAGCAGAATTACCTGCTAAACATTCTATTGATTTAATCTTAAAATTAAAAACTGAGTTTGAATCACAAATCAAAGAATCAAGTGCTGAAGAAGCAGAAGTAGTAAAGTAAAATGAGAAACTTACCTAAAGAAGAATTACTTAGCAGACTAGAAGCAATTAATCGCAGCAATGCTATTATCTACTTTGACCTTAACGGCTTTATTCTTGGCGTGAATGCAATCTTTTTAAAGGCTATGGGCTTTCAAGAAGATGAGCATGACAAGCTAATTGGCAAGCATCACTCTATCTTTGTTGATTACGAGTATGGTAAGTCGGAAGAATATGTAAAGTTTTGGGAAGTGCTACGAAGCGGAAAGTTCTTCGAAGGGGAGTTTGAAAGGAAGAAGATTGATGGTAGCCCAATTTATTTGCAGGCTACTTACAATCCAATCTTTGATGAAGACGGAAACATCACTAAGATAATGAAAATTGCAACCGACATTTCTCAAATGGTTGTAAGTAAAAAAAGAATAGATGAATTATCCGCTAATCTACAAGCAGAATTAGAAAATTCAAACAAGCTAAAAGAAGCGATTGAAATAGAAAAGGATGCAGCCCTTAACGACTTGGATGCAAGTATTAAGAAAAGCCAAAACGAACTAATTAAAGTGATTGTGAAAAGTGCTTTATTTGTAATTATGAGCGTGGGCTTCATTACAACTCTCATGTATTCCTTCGCTATTCTATCAGATAAAGATACTCAGATAATCGGCTCGACTTGGAGTAATATGTTTAGTGTATTATTGACTAACGCATTCTCAATAGTCGGAACTATTATGGGTATCAAATACGCAACCTCAGATAATCAACAAAATAAATAAACTATGCAATTAAGTACTAATCTTTCATTAGCCGAAGTTACAAGAAGCGAAACCGCTAAACGCAGAGGCATAAGCAATATGCCAACACCAGAGCATATCGAAAACTTCAAGAAGTTAGCTGCAAATATTTTCCAACCAATCCGTGAACACTTTGGCAAGCCTATTATAATCAGTTCAGGTTACAGAAGCGCAGAGTTAAACAAGGCTATCGGTGGTTCATTGTCAAGTCAGCATTGCTCAGGTGAAGCGATTGACATAGATATGGATGGAACTGACATTACCAATGCTCAGATATTTAACTACATTAAAGACAACTTAACTTTTGACCAAATGATTTGGGAATTTGGAACAGACGCTAATCCTGATTGGGTTCACGTTTCTTT